GTATTTTCGTACTTCACGTCAGCTTTTTCAATAATGTTTATCGCTTCTTCTAGTTTAGCAATATAGCTTTCTGTATTAGCCGTTCTTCTGGTTCCGGCAATTCTTTCCTTTAAGCTTTTTATTGCACTTTCCTTATTCTTGCTTCCGCCCATTGCATCAAACGTATCCAGAACAAATTCTAACGGATCATTGTCAATGAGCTTCTGTCCTGCTGCTGTTGCCCAATCTCCCTCCTCATCAATTTTGTACGTAACCCCATCTACAATTACTGCGCCAGCGTCAGCCCCCAGCACTTCCTTGTATGCCTCTGATATTTTTCTATCCTTAGCAAAGTACAGGCCCCAGCCATGTACCTGGTCACCAACGCCATCGCCGATTTTGCCAATATCAAACCTTTCAAAATCGTAAGGCGTGCCATGCCATGCTTTCTGGTCTAATTTCATAGGGCCTATAGCCATCTGGTCTTCTATTATTAGCTTGCCTGTTTCTTTATCAACATAAGGTTTATGATTAAGGTCTTTGACTTTTGCTAAAATCTCTGCTAAACTATATTCAGAGGGAATTGTTTCTTTTGAAGCATCCCCTATCCCGTCATCTTTCAGGGAAGCTTGTCTCTGGGATGGCGGGATTTTTGTTGTGTAAACTTCGTATAAAGTTACTTCGTTTAATTTTTTTAGTACATTAGCAGATGTCCCAATAGCAGTAATGACCAACGTTTGAGCCTGTCCATTTAACTTTACTGGTATAACAAATCTATATGACAATGAACCTTTGATATCCTCACGTAACTTATTGTCTACTTCATTAGAATGCTTTGATGGATTTATCTCAACTAAAACTGCATTTTGCAAAATCTCTCTAGGATTACTGATGGTTAAATTTCTTCCCTGCCTTTCCGTTTTGTTTTTTCGCCCTCTTTGCGATTTTGCCAAAACAATATGACGCTGATCATATTCACTCATCTTGCTAAAATCAAATACACTTGACAAATCTTTTGTAGTGACCGGCTCATTTTCAGTTAATACATGTTTAATGTAATCTATGGCTTTTTGATTAGCCTCCGGAGTTTCTTTGTCGGTGCCTATATTGTCTTGCAAAACATCTAAATCTAAAAGTTTATATTTGGTATTTTCATTTATACCTACATTTACTGCCTGATTAAACTTCTGCTCAGCAGCTTCACTCTCACTTCTGATAAGTCCAATACTACGCGCATAATCAAGCGCAGTATATTTAGTATGGCCAACCTGTCTATGCAGCTCAGCCATGCGGTCTGCCATTCGTGCGGCAAGGATAGCACTCATCTGTGCTGCCTGCCGCACTTCTTTGCTTTCAGCGCCTTCCAGCTTACCACGCAGCTTACGGTATACCTCAAAGCCTTCTTCGCTCAGGCCTTCAGTAATAGAGAGTTCGCCCGGATCTATTTTTTCCAGAGCAGGAGTCAATGCATCTAATCTGCGGATAGCTTCTTCCGTTGCTTCCATAGCTGCCTTGTTATTCTCATACCATTGGTTCTCTTCCGGAGTGCGGTTTTCCCAGCCAAAGAGCCCATACTCGTTGTGGCCGGTCCAAATCTCACGCGCCAGCTCACGCAGCTCCATCTTAGAGGGCTTATGCTTATTCTCTTTATAGTAGCGCTGATACCATGGGTCGTTATTGCTTACCTTGATGCCACGGCCACGCATCTGATTATCATATTCCGGGATTTCTACTACAGCTACGCCGTTGCCCATACCCTTTTCCAGCTCTTCGATAATCTGATTAAGCGGCTCGTCAATCTTGGCCTGCAGTGATTTTCTGATTTCCTTTACACCTTCCTTAGGATTATCCGGGAAGCGGCGCAATACTGCCTCCGCTATCTCACGGGTTTCCGGAGTATGGAAGTTATTATCAAGGTAGGTATTCAAAGCATCTTCACGCTGGCGGTTCTCATATGCCAATATGCGGTCCATCTCGCGGCGCATCCTGCCGGCATATTCTCTGTTGCGTGCCAGGCATTCGCTAATATCGCTGAATGTGATGTAGTCTTCCAGATGGGCACCGATTTCAGTCGGCAGCAGCTTAGATACATAATCTGCTGTACTGATTTTCAAGTCTGCCTTAGTGTCGATGATGTCTTTAAGATACTGTTCGCCTATGCCTGCTGCCTTTGCTGCAGATTTCAAAAGCTCATAGCCGCCTTGCTGATTAAGAACGTACTCTGTATCTATGTTAATAGTTTCCAGCTCCGTGCCTTTGAGCTGATTATTCAGTACTTCGTTATATACTTCCGGAGCTTTTTTAAACAAAGCATTGTTTTTGATATCCTCAGCAAGACTTCTCAGCATAGATATGCCGTTAGCATCACGCAGGTTAGCCTTCTGTTCTTCGCTTTTCAGCTGCAGCGCCGCGGATGCACGACGCATAAAGGATACCGTGCTTGCTCCATGCGCACCAGCGCCAAAGCCGATCGACGCAGGCAGCGCCTGCCAGCTTGCCTCCAGCCCGCCAACGATAACATCCTTTGCCGTATATGTAGGGATATCACCGCCCGGATTGTTTGCTGCAGCAACATCAGAAATAATTCTGTTGCTCATCTCCTGCACGCCTTCTTCCGCGCTCTCGGAGATAGCCACTGTTCCGATGTTTTTGGCACTGTCACGCAGATATGCGGCAAGCAGGCTCTGCAGCTCCGTGCTGTCCTTGGCACTGCTGATAATTTCTTTGATGCTCTGCGCACCTGCACCGCCTTTGATGACGCTTAGGATTTTATCTGCGTTGCTGAATTCTATACCTGTTTCCAGCGCTGCCGCTACAGCAGCATAGCTGCGCGCCTGATTATCTGTCAGCAGCTGCCTGCCCTGCTTATCCTTATAACCTTTATAATCAAGGTAGTTGTTGCCGGCAATTTCGTCATACATATCCTGCGCCATACCGATACGGCTGCCGACGCTATAACCGATCTTGGCACCTGCTGCCGCGCCTGCAGCAGTACCGGCACCCAGCGTTGCACCGCCGCCGGCAATACCGCCGAGAAGCGCGCCGAAGCCAGCGCCGTATACGCCCATCTTCTGGCCATTAAGAGCATTACGCAGCATCATCTTGCCACTCTGCACCGTGCCTCCGACAATAGCACTCATCGGGTCCTCAAAAAGCCCCGGCAGCTCCTTGGAATTTTTCTGTGCTTTTTCAATTTCTCCTAAACGTGCAATGTCAGCATCCGTCAGCTCCTTGCCGTTCATAGCGGCGTAACCCATACGGCCGCGCTCGCTCATCAGGTTATCAAGCTCCCAGCCGGTCTTAGCTGCTTCAATAATGCCCTGCGTCTGGCGTACGTTCTTTAAGTTATGCAGAGCAATAGCAGCGTCAGTATCACTCAGCTTGGCCAGCTCGCTCAGCTCAGGGTAGGCCTCAAACACTGCCTGAGGGTCCATAGCCTTCTGCTGATAATTATATACATTGCGTGCATTGGCCAGATTATCAGCGTTAGCCAGGATAGCATTTTCCGGAATGCTTGTGGCCGCGCTGATTTTCTTTGCTTCAAGCAGTACATCGTCTTTGCTGTAATGATATTTTTTATACGTTCTGTCCCACAAAGAGCCTAGTCTGTCCTTTTCGAGTTCTTCCGCACTCTTTTGTGTAGGATAGTATTTAGCAAGCTCCTGTTTAGTGCCATTGTTCCATGTTCCGGTTTCATCAATAAAGCCGGCACTGGTATCAACATCAGCGCTGGAGAAAAAATTCTTCACTCCGTCCCAGAAGCCTGTTTTGTTGTTACTGTAAGAGCCGACCGGTTCTGTTTTTGCCTGCTCAACAGCAGGACGAAATTCACGCGGAATGTTCTGTGTTTCCTGCTGCTGGCCACCTTGCATATTACTGAAATTAAAAGTTCCCATAATGTTAATCTCCCATCGTCTGCTTAAACGCTGCCTTGCTCATGCGCACCGGCTGAGCATTGCCATAAAACCATACATTGACATAACCGTCGTCTGCATTACCGATATGATAGATATCATGGTTGCCAAGCTGTGCCATGTTGTATGATATATCACTGTTCCAGAAGTGTTCACCTTCTATCGTAACACCGCCAACGCCCTTAACCAGTCCCTGCTCCATAATATCCATCACCCAGTCTACGGTAGGCGTGCGGTTTTCTTTAGCTATGTATTCGTTTATTGCTCTTTTGGCGTACCGCTTCAATCCTGGACGCCACGCTTCCGGCACCTTATTTCTTCCGCCCATTTTGCTGTAAAAGGCTTCCATAACGCTGTCCCAGTCAAATGATGCCTTGCCTTCGCCCCTAGCTGCAGCTTTCGCCGCCTGCTTATTCATATGCACGTATTTCATAATTGTTTCCGTGCTGCAGCCTGCATCAGACAACTTCTGGATCAGCTCATCCTGCGACAGTCCGCCCTTGTCTATGGCATCCTCTATTTCCATAGCCTCACCTACAGTTAATTTGTGTACGCCCGAAGATGTAAAGCTTTTGGCTACAGCATGCAAAGTTTTATAGGCGCTATAATCGTTGCCTGCTATCTGTTTGGCCATGTTTTCAAAATACGCCGGGTCGCGTATGCCATTATTGTAGGCAGCAAACATTTCATCCGAAGCTCTTTCCACCATAAGGTTAGTGCTTGTACGCTTCTGCTGCACCTGCTGCAGCGCGTACTGCATATAACCTTTTTTTAATTCTTCGCGCTCTGTAGCGTCCATAGCTCTGCCGCCGATATGGCTGTAGCCTACCGTATGATATCCGGCAGCATCCAGAGCCAGTTCACTCACTCCATGCTCACCGCTCTGGATAACCTTGCCGGTCTTGGCATTGTATATGCCGACATGGGTAATGCCCTTATAGGCCTTGGTGTCAGAATGTACATCATCCGGGTTGTCGCTCGTAGCGTACTTGCTGCCATCTACCTGCCAATAGACAATATCTCCGTCCCTTAATTGTTTACGGTCATTAAACGTCAGCCCTTTACGTTCTGCGTTAAGGTAGGTACCGTCAGCCAAACTGCTGGTAATTTCATAATCACCGCCAGCCGTCTGAATATACTTTTTTACAAAGTTAGCGCATTGATTGCTGCCCCAAGCCTTGCCTTCCTCTCCCTGTGCAAATGCCAAACCTTTGGCGATATCTGCCGTACCGGTCTGCGTAGACAAGAGCGCCTGCACACCGCCGTTTATATCACTGCCATACTTAGCATAAATGCCGGCAAAGGTATTAAGCTGATTATTGCTTTTCTCCCTCGCACTGATAATCTTGTCATACTGAATACGTTTCTGCGGGTCCATAAGATAACCGTAGGCCTGCAGTATCTCGCCGCCACGCGTCCATCCTTCGCTGCTGTCTGAATTGATAGCAGCCTGCGCTGCCGTCTCTGCTACCGCAGCCTTCCATTTGTTGCTTGCTTCAGCAATCTTTTCCTGGCCATAGTTGGCGTACCTTGCTGCAGTCATAAAATCGCCGCGGCGCATAACAGCGTCCAGATCATCATTGTTATGCCAGTTTACAGCTACGTCCTTCAAAGCTAATTTGTATTGATTGTTAAGCTGCGTATCCTGGTACTTCTCCATCTCGCCCATGGTATAACGTTCCATCTGGGCACGCTGGCCGGTCCAGTCACGCTCAATGGTATTGTAAAAGGCCTTGCTTCCCAAAACGCCACGCAGCGTCGACGGTCCTTTTTGCATAATGCCATTGATAATCTTCTTGCGCCCTTCCTCGTACTTGGTAAGGTTATCCCTTGCGTTCTCTTCCTTGTTCTGCAGCAGCTCATTCTGCAGCCTGCTCATCTGCATATTATAATCATTATTGGCCTTCATCACGTCGGCAATGGCTATCTGCTCATAGAGCTTCTGCCCTCCCTCGACCATCGTATTGGTAAGATTTGCATTTGCCCTTGCCAGCGCCATCTGCCCGCCCATATCAGGATGCACACCGCTCGTCCGGCTTGCAGGCGTACCGAGCTTTGCCTGGTTCTCGTAAACATCAATTACTGCCATATTCTGCTCCTTTCCTATATACGCAAAAAGCACCCAAGGCTTAGCCTCAGATGCTTTCTACGTTGCTAATTTTTAGAGTATGATGAAAATGGGAGAATGGCTTCCCTTCCGCACTATCATTTTAACACACATACTTTGCCGATTTGTAAAGTACAAAATGACATTTTTACCATTTTGCTTTTGCCCAGCCATCATTACTGTAGCTTGAGATGCCGCCACCGGTATGAGCAGGCAGCCCTTTCAATTCTGTGTAGCCCGGTACACTGTAGTTTTGCAGGCCTACGCTTTTACCGGCTGAGCTTTTCAGCGCCCCCATGCTTTTGGCCGTATAAAGATTAGACGCTACGCTCAGCCCTGCCTGCAGCATGCTGTTCATCATAGCGCGCTTACCTGCCTTACGATAGGCTCTGGCGCTCGACGCATAGGCATCGCCCTGATTCAAATTGTCCGTACTCTGTTGGAAGATGTTATCTACCTGCTGACGCGCATTGTATCTCTCAAAGGCAAGCTCCTGCTCCTGGTTAAACTGGCTGTCTGCCATCGCCGCCAGTGCACTGCCGCTTGCCGTGATTCCGGCCGCGCCGATGTTGGCTCTCTGCTGCCCCTGCAGCTGCAGCAGTCTGCGGCGTTTGTTTTCCTCGTTGATTTCATTGTTCTGCGCCTGCTTCTCGGCCTGCTCCTGCAGCTTCTGCGCATTATTATAGGCGATATCAGCATTTGCCTGCGCCTGCGCCGCCTGTGCGTTGGCCTGCTGACGTGCTGCACGTCCCTGCAGATAACCGCCCAAGAGAGTTGCACCAATCATCACTCCTACGCCCATGCTATCCCTCCTTTAAAATTCTTTCGTCAAAATAAAATTCTCTGTGCGGCAGGTTGTAGATTCCGCATTGCACCGGTTCCGATATCTCAGCGCCAAGCCATCTGAGCCAGCGCAGGATTTCTGCGTTTCCAGCATCAACCTTATTGGACATAGGCCCATAGGCCGCCACAATCGCCCTCAGAAAGCGTTTGGTATATCGCCCTACTACTAACCTATGCTTCAATGTTTCGTCGGTCATGAGCAGCCAGACGCACTTTACAGAGCATATTGCAGCAGGGCTTCTTACTCCATAGATAGCTGCAGGTACGCCGTCAATATAAAAACAGCCAATCAGTTCGCTATATCTGACGCTTCTTTTTAAAACATCCAGCTCATGTCCGGCACCATACAACGCCGCCAGCTCCTGCCTGTTGTCCTGCCGCAGATGTGCGGCCACGTATTCAATATCTCTATCAGACGGACGAGAAAAAGTATATTCCGCCATATTATCCTCCCGGCACAATCTCCGGCACAATGGCCAGTACCGTCATCGGCAGCGGCGCATCCTGCTTAATGATAAGCTGCTGCGTTTCGTCCCAGCCTGCAGCAGGCAGGACGATTTTCTTCTTGCCGGTGAAAAGTTTTGTAGGCTGGCCATATGCTTCGGTATCGCGCCATTTGATTTCGTCGAGTTTTTCTTCACTCAGGCCATACAGTCCACCACGCGTGTTTTTAAAGAGGACGGAAAGATTGCCTATGCGCTTTTTGCGACTAATAGAACTGCCGTCCTGCATTTGGAATTCTATCGGCAGTGTCTTTATGACTGCATCAATAGGCAGTCCTACATGCACAACACTGTAGCCATGCTTTTCGCTCAGCGTAACTTTACCGCCTTCCACCTTCTGCTGCGGCAGCGCGTTTCCGTCAGCCAGTATGGCCACGGTTTCACCCTCCAGCCACGTCAGGCCCGTTACCTCTTTTATATCGCTGCCACGTACGGTTATGCCGTCGTCAACATAAATCTGTTCTTCCGGCACATCGTTATCGTTCCTCTTTTCCAGCATAACGTTCTCGTATTGGCCGTTACGTTCTATGACAGCATAAAGCTCGTCACATTCTCCGCCAGGGATGCAGCAGACATTGACAAAGCGCGCATTCTTAATGCTATGCTTATGCCATGCGTAGATATCCTGCTCCTTGATATAGGTCAGTCCCAAGAGCAGGCCATCATCTCGGACAAACCATATGATGCTGTCCGGAGTCTGCTGGTAGGTCATAGCTACTACTTTGTGGCCATCGAAGAGATGAGAGCATAGTAGGTTGAGGTCATCGCCGGTGTATTTATCAGCCTCATAGCTGTATGCCAGGTCACGGATGATGTTGCCCTGCTGCTGCGCAAAGACAATTCTGCTGCCTACAGTTACCGGTAATACGTCAGATATGCCGCGGTATTCCTGCGCCTGACTTAAAGTATTGCTAGGCGTGAGCGCTTTGCCTTGACCACCACTTACCTTATATTCACCGCCGCTTGTCAGCAGAATCAATTCTCCAAAGGCTACCATTGCTTTGATACCGTTCATCTGGCCGCCGTTTAGAGTAGCCGTTACTGCATCATCGTCTACCACAGGTGTTGATGTTCCGAAATTATAATAATCTCCTACCTTACTGCTCCAGAACGTCTGCGGATATCTTGTGCTGCCGGCAAATACCAGGCGGTCTTCAAAGAAGCCTGCTGCAGACGGATAGCCCTTGCTCCTGCTCCACGGAGAAAAAGCCCAGATTTGCGTAGCGTCTGTACTGCCAATCGTGCGCAATACCTTGCCTTTAACCTTTTTACCGCTGATGTACTCAGTAATTTTTATAATACCGCTATAATCATTGCCGAAGCTCTGCACAGTGACGTAACCGGTCTGCTTCTCATTCTCACCGCTCCAGATGGTTGTATCAAACTCTGTTGAGGTTACCCTGTACCTGACAATGTATTCCTCTTCGTTCTTTTCGGTAAAGTTGTAGTTCTGGCTGTGATTGCCGTCCTGAGTTCTTACAAGCTCCCACATAGAGCTGTTCTCGTTATATTTTTCCAACGAGAAGTTTCCCTTCCAGAAGCCGAAGCTCTCTACATAGACGCTAGAGCCCGGCAGGCAGCTTACCAGCAGCGTATCCGTTGCATCAGGTTTGCCTTTTTTGTATTCGCTTTTTTTATAATGAGTCAGCTCAATAAGGCTGCCAATGTTATCTTTCTCAAAGATATCCTTATCGGCCGTTAACGTGACTTCGCCTTCCGTCGCACTGGCCGTTATCTTCGCTGCCTTGCTGCCATAGCGGAAGCGGATATTACAGTACCCGTCACCGCCGCTTTTGCCGTTGACGCTGGCAGCATCTGTTCCCTTTATGCCACCGGCAGCACCACCGCTGTAGCTCGCACCTTTGCTGCCTGGTGTAGTCTGGACCCGGAAAAGAATATGGCCGCCACTTCCAGCTCCACCACCTTTAACTGTCCTGCCAAACGCAATCGTGTTGCCGCCAGCGCCACCAGCATCTCCATCAACGGTAAAGTATCTCCCCGACTTTTCGCTTAACCTGCCGTTACCACCTTTACCACCAGCACCAACCTCAAGCTTATACTTTTGCCCAGGCTGAACATCAGTTGAAAAGCGGATGTATTCACCTGTGCCGCCATCACCTCCGGGAGCCGTATATGTTCCTGCGATAGCAGCGCCGCCACCACCGCCGCCAGCACCAGCCAATTCTACCGAAATATTGGTTACGGTATCAGGAAGCGTCAGCTCGTAGGTTCCAGGACCATAACGATATAATTGCGTTACCTGCTCATCCTCCGTTGCAGTACTGCCATTGCTGTCCTCAAACGGACCGCCTGTTATAGGCATCTGTTCCCAGCGCCAGTCATATGTACTGTAGCGCGTAAGCGTCATAGGGTAATGATCAGGATGCACGATAAAAAGCACGTCAGCACTCTGCGTATATTTTATTTTGCAGATACCCTGCAGGTCGGCTGGATTAAGATTGTTGCTTATTGTATAAGGCTCTCCGTTATCCTCTACTATGTATTGGCCGTTGTACAGAAAGCGGCAATGCCCTGCAGTGACTTCTATGATATAGGTTTCATTGGTGTTATACAGAAAGGGGATATAGAAGGCACGCTTGCCTCCATAGGTTACGCCAATATGCCGGAAGCCGTTGCGGTTACGCACGCCACCATAACGCTGCACCGTAAAGTTTTTTAACGTGGCAGCGCCGCTATCATATTTGTTGATATCGACGCGGCCGTACATGCTGTCCGACAATTCACCGCCGGCAAAGCTGGGCTTCAGTTGATACAGTCCCATTGTCAGCCCTCCCATCTGGCGTTGGCCAGTCTATCCTGTACAGCTTCTTCCTGATTGTCTTCTGCAGCATCCTCGCCAGCTGCTTCCGTAAAGTAAGCATTGTATGCCTGGATAGCATTTGTCGCAAGGTTCATGTTACCGGTCAAAGCGAACGCCATCTCCGCCGCCAGCTTCCAGCTGAAGGCTTCAATGAATTGGCTGTCGAAGGTTTCACTGTCCTTTACGTCTGCAGTATATTCCACGTAGGCGTTAGAGATATTACTGTATATCTTGCGTCCGCCGTTACCGTTCATAATGCGGAAGTAATTATCTTTAGGCAGGCCAACAAAGCTGTCATTGTACATAAGGCGTATCGCCAGAGCATCAGAAGGATATTGATAGACGTATTTATAATCAGGTGCCGTTTCATTAAGCAGTGCCAGCTGCACACGCTTCGTTGCGAACGTCCAAGGAAAGCGGCGCAATACATTCTGACGGGTAAAATTGAAATAACGTGTACAGATTCTTGCAGGCTGGCTTGCCTCATCCATGCGGTTGATTTCGTCTACGCCGATACGGCCAAGCGCAAGGTTACAGATTTCAATGTTGTTCATGGTTTCCTCCTAAAAAACAAAAGGCCGGAATAAGCTCCGGCCCGATGTTATTCTCCGCGCAGAGCGGAAATCAGTTCTTGTTTTTTTGCATTCTTCGGCGGCTCCAGGCCGTTTGCACGTGCCAACTTCTGCAGTTGGCCAACATTCATATCTTCCAAAGAAGAAGGCATGATATCCGGGTTTTCCATGCTGCCAGACGTTTCTTCCGAAGGTTCTTCGTTCATAGTTTCTTCATCCGAAAGCACTTCGTCGGAAGGCGTTTCGTTCGTAAGTTCTTCATCCGAAAGCTCGTCAGCATTTTTGTTCAGGGCCAATCTTTCAGCTGGATTATAAAGCGGTTTGAAATGCTCCGGCACATTCTCACCCAGCTCCACCACTTCGCCCTTTTCCCAAAGTCTGCGCTGCCAATAGCAGGTGCGGATTACTTTGTATCTCATACCGGCACCTGAATATCCGGGGACAGATATGCCCAAATCTTGCCGCCTGCCGGAGCGGTAGTATCACCGGTGATTTTTACGCGGACGTAGCGTCCCTGCGGTTGGATGGACGCGAAGAATTGCGCCAGCTGGCAGGCATGCTTCTGCTGCTCGGCAGTTTTGCCGATAGTCACCACCATCTCAGTGATAGGAGCAGAGAAGTTTGCGTCAGCGCTGGTCTGCAGCTCTACGCTTTTGACGCGGCCGGCAGTTACGCCCTTAGTCAGTTTAACATCAACATAGAGCGGTCTCAAAGATTTGTTGCGGCCGATATCAATTGCCTTACTGGTGACAGTCGCTGCAGTATCGACATTTTCGCAAAGAATAAGCTTTGCATCAATCATTACAGCCATGTTCTTACCTCCTTATTCTACCGGCACTTTAGATTCAGTGCTCAGGATAGCATCATTACGCAGGATGGGAGAGCCCCAGAAATGCTGAATACGCTTGCCGCCGAAGTCTTCCAGAGAAAGGTTAACATTGTTTTTCTTCTGTGCAATGATATTGATCATGGTCTGCACCTTACGGTTACAGAGGATAACAGTACGGCCATGGTCAGGATTTTCAATGCAGTCATATACTTCAATCAGTTTGTCGATGAAGTCAGTGCTGCTGGTATTGGTAGTATCAATGTTGGCCAGACGTGCTACATAGCGCGGGTCACGTACGCAGAGGCCTACGTCCCAGTTGTACTGAGATTCATAGCCCCAGTATTCAAGGTTATTCTCATCTCTCACTTTAACACGTCCGTTGTCACGATAGCTGTAACCGCCAGGAACGCCTTCCGGAGTGATGCCGTAAACAGTATCAGGTGCAAAGGTCACTACCCAAAGGGAGGTCAGATTGTTACCGGTACCGCCCGCGTCAACAATCTGATTGGCGTAGATTTCATCCTGCCCGGCCTTATCATAGTAGAAAGCGCCAAGGCCGGTAAAGCCAGCAGGGTTGATTTGTTCATCACCATAGAAGAAGGTAGTAGACATCTTCTGGCTCATAGCTTCCTGATGTGCATAGTTTTCATTGAGTCGATAGGTATTGCTGTTCTTGTTGAGCTTCATCAGTCGCTCATCAATCTGTGCAATAGCCTCAACACCGCCGGTAGTAAAGCTTGCCTGGCCAGTGCTGGATTTAGTAGGCGCTACGCCACGGTTAATAATACGCCATGCAACATCCGGCAGACTGGTTCTGATAAGCGCTTTTTCAACGCTGCCGCTGTTGCAGGTTCTCATAGGGAATACTTCCCAGAGACGATTGGTTTTGGCCTGCAGCTCTACGACCTGCGCCGCTGCTTCATTACCTGCAGAGCGATACTGCTGCGCAATATCATACATAGTCGCCAGGCCGGTGTTGTTATAAAGTCCGGTTTGTGCCATTTAATTCACTCCTTTAGTATTTGCTGTTAGGGAAGAGGATATCTTCTGCCCGCGGGGTTCCCTTGCCACCGCCGACATGAGTATCTGCCGGTTTATCTTCGCTGATAAGCTGGCCGATAGTTACAAAGAGCTTGCAGACAGCAGGATGATTGATAGCACCGGTATCAATCAATACCTGCATCGCCTCACTGCCGCCGAAGGTATCTACTGCGGCTTTCGCAAAGCCCAGGTTTTCTTTTGTAATCAGGCCTTGCTTTTGGCATTCAGCAATGTTTTTTTCGATGGCTTCCTCCGCCTCGTGCATATAGCCGTTGATAATCTCGCTGTGCATTTTCAGCAGGCTGTCAGCCTGCGCCTGTGAAAGCTTTGCATCCTTAGCTATGGCGGTAAATGCTGTTTTCTGTTCATCGGTGATTGTAAGGCCTTCGCCCAGATTAAACTCATAGTTTTCCGGCACTGTGCCAGCGCCGCCGCCATCACCAGCAGGATTGCCTCCACCGTCACCAGGGGGATTGCCGCCATCAGGATTATCAAAGATACTTTTACTGCCACCTGCAGCACCACCGTCACCACCGGTGCCGCCATCGCCACCAGCTCCGCCTTCACCGCCGCCAGCATCGCCGCCGTCAGGAGCCAGAAAGTACAACCATTTCTTTCGCATTAAACACAACCTCCTTCAAATTGGTCATAGAATTCATCTTTGTGTTTTTCTTTAGGACGGTCCCGCGCTTCCTGCCGCATCAGCAGCTCCAGCTGCAGGCCTTCCTCAGTATCATCTCTCAGCATACGGAGCAGTTCTTCGCCGACACTACGCCGGCCTATCTCATACCCCATAACACTTCCTTTACCGACAACATAGTTAGGAACATGCACTTCCATGGTGTCAAGCAGCTCATAAATAAATTCCCTGCCCGTCTGCGTCTGCATGACGTTTACGAGCAGTTCAGCAAATCTTTGCTTTTCCATCAGCTCATCCCCATTCTGCTCAGCATATCATCCAGAGCATTATCCGTATTGGCCGGCACCTCACTCAAAAGCCTTGCAGCTTCCGCACCGGTCTTGGCCGCCTCAGCGCCCTGTGCCATCTGCGCCTGCTGCATCTGTGCTTCCTGTGCCTGCTGGCGTTGCTCTCTGAGCTGCTGCACCTCATCTTCGCTGCGCATGATTTTCTCAGGCGTACCGCTGATAACGCCAACCTCACGGATTACGTTGTCGATGTTAATAATGTCGGCAGCTTCAGGATAGATACCTGCTACGTTACCCACCATACCAAGTACATTCTGTACACTCGGCAGGCTTACCATCTTCTGCGCCTGCGCCAAGAGGCTCACAAAATTAACCTTCAGCTCATCTGCAGTAATCTCTTCCGGCATAGGCGGGAAAAGCTCGTTGCGCATACAGAGTCCAAACGTACGCAAGGTCAGCGGGTCCAGCACCTCATTATGGAACTGCTCCAGCACCGGCCCCAGCATAAGGATTTTCTCCTCGTGACGTTCCGCGACTTCCTTAGCAGTCATCTGCGGATTGTTCTGCGCCTGCGTCAGCATTACCATAAGGTCATTATAGAACGTAGCGCTTATCTGCTGCCGTTTATCATTGCTCAAGGCTATCATGCCTTCGTAGCGCTTTGCTCCCGGCGGTATCATCGGATAAGCATTCATCTGCGTACCATCGGGAATAAAGTTGTTTGCTCCCGGCTGGCGGTTGACTTTCTTCAGGCTTGCCGGAAACATCATAGCCGGGTCAGCCTCGTTATCCATGCAGCGGAGCTTTGCTTTCTCGATACGCTGCAGCTGCATACAGTTACCCAATGCGTTATGCCCAGGACCATAACCATATTCGCAGTTGGCCACCTTGGTCCAACGCGGCATAATAAACGGCTGCTCCTTGTAACCACTGATACGCAGGAACTGCTGCTGATTGCCACGCTCCCAGTAAAAGCTCTGCCATGGGAAGTTACCGGGCTTTAATTGGTCAGGCTTATACTCATTGTTTTTGACGATGAGCATTTCAACCTCAAAGCGTTGTGTATGGTCATTGTTGTTATACGCAGTCTTTACGGCCACGCTCACGTTATCAATACCAAATTCCGCTACCATCTGCGGAGCGGTCAATTCAAAACGCCTGCCAAAGGAATAAAGCCTGCCTCTTGCGTCCACACCGCCGGTGTATTCGCCGCAGGTGTAGCTGCGATGCCAGAGCGCGGTATCATAGTCCTGCATCATCAGCGCCGCCGCCGTGCCAAACTGACACAGCTCAGCCTCGATATCGTACAGCATAGCGTAGGTGTTGCCACGTGCATATACGGCCATCATGACGTCACGCACATCATCTAGCCATTGGCGTACCGGATGATATTCAGCCTTTTCCTGATCGGCCAAAGACAGCTCAAACCACGGACGGCTCGGGGACGTCAGTCCGCTCTGCAGGCCAGCAGCACACTTGCCTGCAGCATCCATCGGATAAGGGTCGATGAGATAGCGGTCACGCCGCTCTCCGTCAATGCTGCCGCCACGCTCATGGAAGCGTCCTCGATACGGAACGATATACCGGGACAGAAGTTGCCACGTCGGTTCAAACGAAGTGCGCCGCTGATACATCTGCTCCAGAACGAAGCGCTTATCCTTCAGCAGCTTTGAGTCACGATAGATTTCTTCAAACATTGCTATTCACCCAACAATGCTTTCTTGATTGTATCTACCATGCTGCCGCCGGTCTTGTTGGTAAAGTTACGGCCTCTTGCCTTGCTCAGCTTTTCACGCAGCGATTCACGCTGTCCTTCAGTCGCGCTGTCAATAGTTGCAGCGCTCTGGCTTCCGGGTGCGTTCTGCTTAATCTGCGTTCCACCTCCACCACCACCGCCGCCATGCAGCTGCATAATGATTTCTTCCATGGTCTCACCTCCTACCACATTCCATGAAACGGATCATATTCTTCCTGCGCGCCATTATCGACGCTCCAGGCGTATTCATGTTCCTGTTTTCTGCTCAGTACCGGAAAAGCAAAGGTCAGCGCCAATGCATCCGCCCTGTTAGGAGACGGAAGCCCGCGCTTTTTCATACTCTCCTTGCTCTCCAGCTGCACTCTGCCATCGTCACGCGGAGCAAGCTCCGGTCCTACGAGGTCATCAGCCAGCACGTTGTCATCGGCCGATATTGCACCGCCATCCATAAGCCAGCGCCGCATATCCTGCCACATAGCTGCTCGCTTGTTGATGCAGTTAGGCGGTATACCTTTTGTGCTGCCAAATGACACCAGCGTCCAATTCCTGCCCCACGCATCGCCTGCACTCTTGATACCTGTACCATAGCCAAGGTCGATAAAGACTGCATCAGCATGGTACTCATCCTCCAGTGCTGCAATCTTGCCGGCAAGCTGCAGGTCATTATCATTCTTCGGATATTCAAAGAGCAGCTTACTGTAGTTGCCCTGACGCAGGTATGCGCAGATTTTATCCGCGCCGGTCCACGCAGGGTCTACACCAATGATAACCGGAGCAAAATTATACTGATACGGCTTGAGTACTCTATGACGTGCTTCATCCACGATAGACTGGGAGATATACTGCTTATCGCTGGCCGACGGGAACTCGCCACGCACGCGGACCTTGAAGAAGTCGCTGTCCTCGCCGTAAATTTCGCGCCACGCTTCAATCTGCTTTTTATCAGAAAAGCTTACGCTGCGGCTGTCTACCCTGCGAGTGTGCCAATAATTTCTGTGTTTGTGAAAGCAATCATAAAAGCGGCCATTGGAACGAGTTGGGTTGCCAAAGCAGCACCAGATGATTTCTGTGTCTGCGTCAGTCAGGGCACCTTCCGTAACTTCCCAAATAGTGTCATGTATCGCTGATGCTTCGTCAAAGATAATTAAAATTCTGTTGCCCTGATTATGCAGGCCAGCAAACGCTTCAGAATTTGTTTCACTCCACGGAATTGCATCTATACGCCAAGTCTTTTCGTTACCGTCAGCGTTGCAGAAAATGCTTGTCGCAGTGTAGTCAAACAATGGTTTAGCTATCCACATGTTGTACCATTTGTTAAGCTCTGCCCATGTTTTAGTGCGAAGCTGCGCTTCCGTGTTAGCGGTAACAACGCCGCGCGTATCCGAGCAGGTACCCAGCGCCCAAAGAATGAGCCAGCTCACCAGCGCCGACTTACCAATGCCGTGACCACTGGCTACTGCTTCACGTATGGCAACATCAGCAGTTTTTACTTCGTCCTTTATTTCACGTAGTATGTCAAGCTGCCACTGTTCCGGCCCTTTCTTATTCTCCAGCGGAGTATCAGGTTCGCCCCATGGGAAAGAAAGTTTTACGAAAAGCTCCGGATCATGCTGGCACTCAGCAAGATAGCCTACTAAAGCATCGTAGTCTTCCTGGCTTATTTGTGGTTTCATGGCCCATTACTCCTTCTTTCGCCTTTTCAGCAGCACATTGACATTGCCGCTAATCTTAACCTCGGTCTTGAAAACATACACGCCATCCATTTTGTTCAGAACGTCAATCGCCCTGATTCTGGCCTGCACATCAGCAGCATCATCTTCGGCAATTTTACTGAGCACCAGAGCGCGTTTATCCAGCCCGATAATCTGCTTTCTGATAGCGTCATCTGCCAGCTCTTTTATGCGCTTCAGAATGTTAACATTTCTTAACAGCCTGGTAGCCTGCTGTGCGGCGGTCCTCTCACTGTACCCGGCAGCTATGGCTGCAGCAGTGCCGTTACCCTCATGCTTACGGTATTCCAGGCAAAATTTCTCCTGCGCCGGACTGAGCTTTTCCGACGTGGTTTTTTTACCAGCTTTTGGGGTAGTTTTTTTACCGGAATTTTTAACAGCTTTTTTGACTGCTTTTTTTACCTCTGCCATAGTGCCTTCACCTCCTTTGCTTTTTGGCATAAAAATAACCCCGGCGGAACGCTCCGTCAGGGCCTTTATTTTTACTTGCTATTTTGCACAATACTATTTTACCACGTCAAAAGCGCCGATTTGTAAAGTACAAAACGGCAATGCTTAAAAATTTTTTATTCCATGCTGCGCTGCAATAATAGCAGCGTCACTCAAAAACTCATTGCGCCAGGCGTAGAACGTCTGACGGCTCACTCCCTGCAGCCCGCTGATAACCTCCGGCTGGACGTGCCTGTTCTCGTAGTTGTCATAGTATTTGTGCATGACGTGGCCAATAGGCGAGTCTTTGTATAAGGCATACGTCTCCCTTATCACCGCCAGCCACTCCTCCGGCTGCTCAATGACAAGCTCATAGCTCCGACGTCCGATGTATACGCTAACCTTTTTCAGCGGCAGCATTCCCTTGAGTGCATCCTGCTGGGTAGGATTAGGCTTCAGCTTGTCCTTCAGCCCATGCGGATGCCTGCAGGCACGCGCTTCATCCACGGCCATCTGAATTTTTTTTTGATACTTAAAGCGTGTCTCTGCGACGCGCTGCCAGTGCTTTACCAGCAATCTGATTCCCCCTTCCCGTGCTTATAGCAGCAGCGGATATACTTCTTCTTGCGCCTGTCCGTTTTTTTGCTTGTATATAACTACCGAGGCAGATTCCGCCGCTGATATAAACGCCTACCTGCGTAGTCTTTTTGTTTTCAATGGTTTCCCGCCACCTAGTGCCAGGCAACGGTAATACTGATACGGATATCCGGTAATCTCGCTGACGTCCTGGACGATAGTATCCTGCAGCACATAAAAGCCTTTAGGTGCAGACGGCGTCTCACGCCAGCTGTCAGCCTTGACTTTCTCAATCTTACACTCCGGCTGCTCAAGGTTACGGCTCGTAACATAACGTCTGGCAAACACTCTGCGTTCCGGATCGTTGTAGGTCTTGTTGGTCTGCTTGATAAGATAGCTGGCCAGCCTGTCATAATCTCCGCTGCCGTCCAGCTCCGTTGCATGGATACGTCCATGCGGCCACATATCGCCAAGCTCCTGCAGCTTCAGCCCGCTATGGATAACAACATGAAAATGCATAGAGCGCTTACCGTATTCGGCTACGGCCACATATTTGAAATTTGAGCCGCGACGCTTGCATTTCTGTTTCACGTTGCGGCAGAATTTCTGGATATCTTTTTTTGCCTCCTGCTGGCTGCTTGCTCTTTTCTCCGGAGCATAGGTCAATACACAATGCAGGTCACCTTTGCCAAAATTAGTATTAAGCAGACGACGAAGATTCTTGTAGCTGTTACGCTCGTTTACCTTGGCCATAGCTTCCGGAGTAGGATTGCTTTGTGGAGCACGTACTGTCATCTTTCCCTTGTAGCGGAAGGTCTGGTATTTTTCTACTTCGATGCATTTGCCACATCTCCATGTCCGTTTTACATACATTCTTCCGCTCCATTCTGCCTAAGTTATTTTGGCTGTTATTTTTCCCGGCACTGATATGCCACTCAACTAATATGCTTTATCAAGCTTTGGGCAGGTATTTCACCTGCCCAATTTCTACTATTGTATATAGTTATTTTTTTGTCTTGCAGAAGCGCGGCAGCTTCCGTGCTTCCAGGAAGCACTTATCACGCAAGCTTCTGTGTTTGCTCAGGTAGCTTCTGAGCTTTCTTTTTCTCATGCAGGCCAGATGCTGAGCATACCGGATTCTTCTGGTAGTCAGCAGGCGATATACGATATAGTCTATTTCCAGGCAGCATAGCTTCTGATTTGCGTTCACGTCACAGGCTCCTTCCAATTGATGTGCATTCCATATTGTTCGATGTACTCAAGATACTGCTCTGTGGTTTTATCTTCGCCCAGCATCTCAAGGCCGCGGCCGTAAAGCTCAGTGAATTTCTCCAGCCTTGTATTGCGTACATGGATTTCGCCATAGTTCTCCATGAGTATCTTGCAGCAGACTGCCAGTATCTGATGGGTGAAGTATTTGGCATAATACGGTATCATCTTGTCACGCTCTGCCTGCATACCTGCTTCATAGCCCGCCTGGTAGATAGCATTATAGCCGGCCTTGCTGATGCCGAACGGTTCGTTGTCTCCAGCCTTTACCTGCAGGCGCTCTTCGCCGCCCAGCAGATGCAGCTTCTTCTGTTTTCTGCGTTCCATTTTGCGCTGCTGGCTCATACCTTAGCACCAACCTTTCTGACAAAGGACTTTTTCCCCTGCCTGCAACTTTTTTAAATAATTTTAGATTTTGGCCATTTCTTGACGGCTTCCGGATGCTTTTTTCCCATTCTTTGTTGAAACAATATTTTCAAATTTAGCCACGCCAATCTATTTCTTCTAAAAACCACATTTGAGGCACGCCTAATCATTACTAAGCGTGACAAGAATTCGCTTCCGGGAGGTTTCAAATGTTTGTAGTCGTTTAGTTTATTTCCAATGGTTCTTTTCATAACTGCCTCCTTTTTTCAAGGGCCTTTTGGCACTAATTCGCAACTGCGTTCCATTTTTCTTAGCTGGCTCATGCGTCATCGCCAGTCTTGCTAACACGGATAAACTTATCACCACAAAATCTATACGTTCCCTCAATGCCGGCTCTGTCATACCAACCGGCTTCAACTTTATGTTTTCTGAGCCATGCCTCCAATACATCGTTGAGCTGTTCATCAAGCTCTTTTCTCGCCTGCGCCAGCGCATTACCGGAAATAAAATCGCACCATGCTTCTGCACCTTCGCCAGCCTCATCATCTGCTTGGCTTATAAATCCTTCAATCAAATCATCCATATCAATATAAGGCTGCCATTGGGATTCTTCTTGTTTAAGGACTATAACCAAATCACCCACAGCAAGGTCGGGGCGAATATCTTCCAAGGCTTCCTCCGGAGTATCGCACAAATAGCTAGAAACAACGCGGCCCTGCACCTCTGCGCTATATTGAAGAAAAACTGGTTTTTCCTTGGCCAGTTCATCAGCCAAGAGAACAGCTTCGGCAAGCTCTGCCTTTGCCTGCTCCAGATAATAAATCTCGCCGCTGCATTGCCAGTCATTGATGGCCAGCTGCGCCCGGTTCACGTAATTATAAATATTGTTGTTAATCATTTGTTCCTCCTAACAGCGCCAACGCGCATACCATAACGATAATTGTAATAGCCAGGTTAATTGTAAATTCATCTATTGCTGCGTCCATTATGCTGCTCCTTCCATAGCATTCCCAGCTTTTCAGCCACATCAGCGCCCATTACCACGCGTGTCCATTTAGGTTCTTGCGGCTTGCATTTTTCGCAATAACGTACAACCTCATAATGTCCATTGCGCCCGCAGCACTCACACGGAAAGCCATAAGCATAATACTTTCTTCTCAGCCGGAAAGATTTTTTGCCACAGATATCGCATGC